GGTAATTTTCGCAAAATCGATGGATGCTTCCTGAATTAATGCGCTACGAATAAATACCTGTCCATTATAGACTAAGAATGCAGCCTGCCAGTTGCCGGGGTTATTACCGGAATAAATGCCGAACTGTTCCGCGGCAAATACAACGGTAGATTTATAGCTATTCCCCGATGGCTCGATAGACATGCCGAATCCGGTGTTATATTTCACACCGTTCCTGACAATCCCCATATTGAGTGTGTAAGAGGCTTTTGCAGTCCCATCACTATTTACCTCAGCGGTCATTTTCTGATTTACGGCTGAGGTTAACTCTCCTTCGGGGCCTATTTGTGCCTGTACGTAAGTGGAAAGATCGGCGAGCCCCTGCTCGGCAGTAGCGACAGTTGTTTTCACAACAAGGATATCGGCACGTACCTCACCGTACTGCTGATACTGGTGCTCAACAGTGCCGTGGTTCGCCAGCGCGTTCGACATGATACCGTCCAGATTGGTGTTGACACCCTGCTGAACATTTTTAAACGCATCTGATTCGCGGATCTGCTCATCAATGAGCTCTATCATTCCAGGAATGTCTGATGACGCCTGGCCTGATGCCTCAACGAACTCCGATACCCCGAAAGCATTTTTGGTGCGGACATAAACGTAATACGTCTTATCAGCCTGTAGACCATGAAGCGTCCACTGGTTAGAGCGCCCGAGGAACTGAGCCTGGTCTTCAATATCGTCAGGATTGACAATCTGGTTCTGCCCGGAGTACCAGAACTCAAACGATGTGTCTGTCGTTGCCGTAATGCGCATGACAGGCACAAGGTCAGCAGAGAACAGGCCGGGAGTCCAGACAACGCCGGATGGCGCTGGCGGCGCACCAATAACCATGTTTACCTGCGTCTCCGCCCCTTTCATTCCGTTTTCGTTGCGACCGCGTACGCCGAGAGTGTAACTCCCTGCTTCCAGCCCGTAGAAATCGTAGCGGAACTGGTCTGTTTCATACTGAGCAACAACCTTGCCTTCATCGTTGTACACGTACAGTTCGAACATCAGTTTTTTGGTGGTGGTAACTGTCTCCCATGTAGCAGTAACCTGAACAGTCTCAGAGTTGGTGTTGATGATGCGCAGGTTCTCTACGTTCGGCACTCGATACCCGTTCAGTGTATCGTTGGGAACTTCAAACACGGCACCTTCATCAACAATGGCCTGTTTGTTCGGGTCATGTTGTGATGCAGTGATGCTGTAGACCGAGTTGTTATCGGTCTCTGCAATGCTAAGGATGCGGAATAGTCTGGTAGAAACGTTACTGGTAGATATGGCAAATACAGTACCGTCACGAACCCATGCTGGAGTCGTTTTCAGCGTCACCACGTTGCCGGAAATGCTGCCAATCTCGTATTTAACGAACTTCCCGTTGCTACCCATGATTGACATGGTGTCGCCGTCTGATATCAGGGATGAATCAACCGCATCCACGGTAATTCTGTTACCTGCATGCGACATAATGCGGCCACCAAGACGCGCACCAGCATAGTTGTTATCCATGATTTCAACGATATCACCCGGCGTGAAGTGGATAGCATCGCGCGCCATCTGGAAAGACAGTCTGCTGCTTTCCCGTTTCGCCGTTTCAAGAAGCCATTTCCCAGCGCGCCATGCCTGACCGCGAGACGTGCAACCGAATGCTTCAATTGTTGTTTCGTTGTAGTTTCCGCGAGCGATCATCTCATCGTCGGAAACGTATTCTTTTACCTGCTCCCAACCGTTATCCGGATCAGTCCATGACACAACAACGGCATTGTATTTCTCTGATCGCTTCACGGAGCTACGCTTGAACTCGCCATCAACCACGTTAGCATTCGTGATTGTCGCAATCGGGTCCTGTGGCGCATCCAGCATGACAGACAGTCGCATCCCGTCCCACAGTGCTATACCGCGAAACATGCTCGCTATCTTGTCGAGAATGTCACGCGCACTCACCTGCTCGGTAATATAGGCATTCAGCGTCATCCTTGGTTCCTGCCCGCCGTAGCCATCGTTAACAAGCTGATCGCAATACTGTGAGAGGACGTACAGCGCACCGTCATCTATATCGATATAACCGGCACGTTTCGCCAGGCCAAAACGGGTATTCCTCGCCAGTTCACGGAACAGCCACGCCGGGTTGTTAGTCCACGCTTTTTTGAATCCGCCAGTCCATAGCCCTGAGTAAGTTCTGGCAATTGGATCGTAGTTGTCAGGAACGTCCACAATCAGGCCGCGAAAATGGTATGTGCGACTAGGGGTGTCGGTGTACTGGTCACGATCAATAACTGCACCCGCAATGGCGGAGAACGGATAGCTAAGGTTGTCGTCGGTGATTTCACTGTAGCTATTCCAGATAGTGCCGTTGGACAGCAAATCGCTGCTGCTGTCGGGTGTAATGCGGCGAACGCGAATATCAAACGGCTTGATATCCGGAGCATCAATCAGATGGGCCTCAAGATACTCGCCTGATATCTTTCCGGTGATAGTCACGGTCTTTTCAATAACCCAGCCTGAAGCACCAGTTCTACTCTCCAGCACCATAGTGACGGAAGTGTTATTCTGATTGCCTTTAGTGTCCCGCTCAACCAGACCGGTCACACCAACGTTGAACCGCACCCGGGTAACGTCCTGATCGGTTATAGTGCGTACCAAAGGTGTATCGTATGTGACTTCCGTATTAACGATGGTTGTTGCTTCGATTGCTGAGAAACCGTTAATTGGTAACTGACTATCTGAGCCAGGCCGCCATGCCACACTGACGCCATTCACACTGACATTTCCGTTTGCATCGGTAACAGGCGTCTTGTTCAGTTTGAATGAAGAAAGGTGTTCCTGGTCAACGGGCCCGAAAATTGGACCTTCCGAAATTAGATCCAGTACCCGGTAAAATTGCTTTGATTTGAGATTATCGTCGAGGAGTTTGGGGGTTGATGCTTTGCCGCCGCCTGAAGACATAATGCCACCTTAGCTAATAGATTCCGTCCAGTCTTGGTTGTTACTTGTGTCAATACCGAGAGAAATGACGTTCGAGCCGACCTCCATTTCCCCGAGGAGGACTGGCACCGGGCGACCTTGCCCGACACGGTTTTCCGCACTGGTAAATGAGTTATTCGTTAGCGTGTTTGTCTCAGCCGCTTCCGCTGACGTTTTAGTTTTCATGTTGCGGGACATGTATACCGAGTACGCAATTGAAGCCACACTGACAGCAACCGCAATCCATGCCGCAGCAGCGGCAGTGATAGCGCCTTCAACTACCGGCACAAACAGGACTACAGAACCATCTTTCAGGTGGCGATCCAGATGCCATTGCATAGCCGATACCTCAACATCCTCGCCCGCTATTCGGAGCCGAAGCTTTGTATTGAGGAATGCTTTTTTGAATTCGTGATTCTGGGCAAGAAGCAGTCGCAGTCCCTGAGCGGGCGTATCTACGTTCAGAGGGATTTGGCGGTAAAATCGGCGTAAATTGCCCGCAAACTTAAAGATGAGCACTGTTCATGTCTCCATATGGAATGCATCTGCTTAACGTATGCCGGGCGCATTGGTTCTCTCCGGCTAAGGTGTCCGGCATGGTCGTGGTGAAGCACCATGTTTTCTTCGAGGAGGATCATTGCGTGGCAAGGGTCAGCGCCGGGGAATGGTTGCCTGATGATGACATCGCCAGGTTGCGCTTCGCCAGGCGATACCTGGCGGAAACCATTGAGCGGCATGTTGTTCAGATAGAGATTTTTACCTCGTAACCACCACCCATTAGTCCGTTCAAAATCAGGAAGGTCAATATCGCACAGGTGATACGCGTCCCTGAAAAGGGTGTAGCAGTCCATGACGCCATGTTCGAACCTGCGGCCCAGAAGGAATGGAACGGGCCTGAATTTCAGAATTCTGCCACCGCACGCGAGCCACCACGGAATATCACTGACAACCTGCGCTTTGCGGTCTGCGCCAGACAGGAACGGTACGTTTTGTGGGTGCGAGTGAAAGACCGCTGTCACCTCTCCTGCTTCCTCGGCTGCCAGCCAGTCATCATCACTGATGCGGAAATTCTTGCCCGGATCGGGGTGCACATTCCGACAGCGGAACAGCCGATCGCCATCAAGGATTAAGCCGCACACTTCATCCTGCGACGATGCCGCATAATCGAGTAATTCTTGCATCAGGAAACCTTCTGAGAGCCGGGGAAGCTGCTGATTGGCATTGGTTCCGGTCGAGGATAACGGAAGCGGCAGCCGCTACGACGGTGAGAGCACTTGTCTTTCGCCGGGTCCGTGGTTGGATTGTCGCGCTCATCTGCAACGGGAGGCCCGTCATATCCACACCCGACGCCGCGATACTGCCACTGGCACACGTCGGCGAGAATGGTACGAGCCGGGATAATGGCGTTGTCGCAGTCAATCGGTGTCGCCAGCGTGTAGGTCACCTGCTCGAACGTCTCTTCCGCCATCTCTTCAACGACGTAGCGGGAAACTGCTTCCTGCGTCGGATCTGCATCAGGGTTCCCGTTCGGGAAATTCACCGCATCCAGGTATTTCACAGGAACCTGTCTTCGGGTGATGACCACTCCCAGCATGTCATCAAAGTCATGGTTGATACCCGTCAATAAGCCGGTAACGTTCGCCACCGCCATTGACGGGCGGGCATATGTGCCTTCGTTCTTTGACTCGAATCCTTCCACTGCTATCGGGTACGCCTGGTACTGGTTACCTTTCCAGATAACATTGCCGTAATAGCCGTTTTTGCCGGAATGGAACCGGATAAGGTCGCCACCAAAGGGTTGTAGGTCAGCTTCGAACAAATCGATGAATGCTCCTACTCCGGCGTCTACGCTGTCGATAATTAGATTTGCTGGTATGTCGCGCACGGCAAACTCCCATAAAAAAAGCCGCTCGACGGCGGCTACTGATCTTTTGTCAGGATGTTATTGATATACATACCTGGTTATGGTTGATGCTCAGCCCGTCAGTGGTGGGACACTGGCGCACTCAGGTAAAGAGGGATGGCTGATTACCTCTGGATAAGGAAATAAAATGGAACAACCAAACAGTTTAGCTGTTCAGTTAGGCGCTTTCGATACTATGCTTCGCGCTATTTTGCACGTAGTTGGTGATGATCAATTGAATGGTATTAAAAAGGAGCTTGAAAGAACCTGGGATTATCTTGAGAAAAACAATCCAAAACCTGCCGCAGCATCGCAGTTTAAAGCTTCAAGAGAAATGGCTATTGGAATGATTGAGCATGAGCTGCAAGTGCGTTCTGCAAAATAGATTCAAGATTAGTATCTTTCCCTTCCCGCTTCTGAATGCCAAGTCGGATTTGGCAATTAAAAGAGGAAGTGCCATTTTTCTCCTCTGAACACAATTGGATAAAACTATCACGAACGGATTCGGCAACAGCTTTGGCCTTTTCCGTTCGTTCATCATCTTTCCACGTCGATACCCCTTCAAGTTCGCGAGAAAGCGTTTTTGCTGCTGCTTCAATTACATGATCAGGTAGTTCGGTAAACTTCATAATAATCCCCTTATCGTGGTACTTGTTCAAACGTGGCCGTCAGTTCAAACAGCGGACCGGTCTTTGTCATATTCCAGGAGCGGCAGACAAAAAGCTTCTGTACTCCGGTATCAGATGGCGTCCAGTAAAACGCTTCTACCGCCATTCGAGCCCTGAGAAATGCCTCAGCATCCTTCGCGGGGTTGCTACGGCACGCTCCGCTGACGCCGCGAAAGGTGAGCGAGTATTTATCCATAAGAGGATTAATACCCTTCACCTGGCGCTGCTCGTAACCGTCACCGAGCTTAACAACGGCTACGTTTGGGGTACGTTCAACCTGGTACGCTCGCTGTGGTGTCCATGTGAATGTTTCTGGCACGATTACTCCCTATAAAAAACCCGCCGAGGCGGGTTGTACGAATCTTGATACCTTGTCAGAAGCCAGCTACCAAGTCTTTCAGTTGCTGCTTTGCGTTTTCAATGGATTGAGTTTCAATATCTGCCAGGGAAACGTCTTTATCTAGCGGGAGATTAACAAAGACACGAATCCCCTCGTGGCGAAGGGCATAATCCTTAAATTCAACTGTAACCAGCACACCCTGTCCATTCGCGTTATCGAAAGCAGTGATGTTGCCAACTTCTGTTTCCATTGCCATTGCTTGGCTCCTTTTCAATATTCAAAATCAACGCTTATTTCTAGGCTGTATCATACCATTTGGGCGGTTGGCTTGGTCATTGATCTGAAACAGAGCAACCTGCTTCATAGATTTAACAATCCACGCCTTTGTTGCATCGTCTATGCCGCCGGTGGTGTTAATTTCGAAGGTAATGTGCTGAACTACGCTGCTGCCACCACTACCACTTCCATGCATATCTCGGTTGCTAATCACCCGCCCGTTATCACCAGGTATCATGTACTGACTACCATTGCTGGCCTGAAATATTTCAGGCTTTCCGTGCTCGCCTACCCGATACATAGAACCTGCATCTACAGGCCCTCCGTTGTAGCGAGCACCTGCCACCGCCATTCCTTTTGCAGCCAGCAATGAACCGGCATATGCAGTCTGGCCAACAGCAGCAGCGCTACCCATGGTTGCGATTGAAGCGCTCATTGCGGCCGGAGCCCATGCAGATGCAGCAGCGGTAGCCTGAGCCATCGTCGATGCCAGTGATGCAGCAGCAGCGGCCTGACCCATTAACTGACTCTTGACCCACTCTATCCCCATCTGCACCAGACTACCGACAACACTATTGAGGATTGTCGTGCCGATGTTGGCGAATGCTTCCTGAAGACTCTGGGTGCCACTAATGAGACCGGTAAGGGCATTAGTCGCTCCGCTTTGCAGGCCTTCCAGGGAGGATGCCAGTAACTCATTGGCCTGACTCTGGTTGCGGAAAATTTCCCACTGCGCGGCGATGCGTGCCTGTTCATACTCGGTATCAGCGGCATTCTTCAGTGCAAGAGCATTATCGTGCGCGATGACTCCTTGCTGCTCGAATTGCTGAATTAGCGCTAATTGTTGCGCGTGCTGATTGGCAAGCTGCTGAACTGGATCAACTTCTGCCACGGCTGATTGCATTGGGCTAACTACTTGCTGAGAACGTATCTTTGCCAGATTAGCCTGATGTTGTTGCTCTAGCACCTCACTGGTTTGATTGTATTGTTGCTGGCTGATTTTTTTCGCATCCAGCGCAGTTTTCAGATCCTGAACATCCTGTTTATAACTGGCGTTCTCGCGCGCTTCCGGTAATAACTTCTCAGCAGCGGCCTGCGCTTTAAGTGCGTTGGCCGTGTCCCAAATTTCGCCTCGATATTTACCAGCCAGCGCTATTTGTTCCTGGGTAGCACCTTTGCCAAGTGATTGTTGCGCTGCGATAACCGCTTGCTCTCTGCTTAGCTCAGAAGTAGACCTGGCGGCAAGTTCAGACTGTTGCTTCAAATTCGTAAGTTTTTGGGCGATTACTTCTTGCTGATTAGCATATCTGGTCGCCTCAGACGTGGCGTCTTTGGCTTCCTTCTTACCTTTCTGCTGAGCTTGCTGGGCGTCGTATTCAGCAGCAGCCCTCTCCCTCGCCAGTCTGACATCGGCTTCAGTTCCACCAAGTTTTCTTATGTCCTGCTCTGCCTTCAACTGCGCACGCTTACGATCGTTAAGCTCGCTCTGGAGTGTCACCTGGTCTTGCAGTTTATCAAGATAGTCCTGAACGTCTTTTGGGCGCTCTACCATCAAACTGCTGGAGTTGAATTTCTCCTTCGCTTTTGCGGCAAAGTTAATCATGTCGCCAAGGTTGCCCATCATGCCAGCGGCAACACCCGCCTCCTCCCCATCCCGGCGAAGCAGGTCAATTCCCTCACGGAACTGACCGTTAGCTTGAGCCCTAAGCAAGCCAAGAGAGCTGGTTGTTCTGCTTAATTTATTCTCGGCCTGCTCTACCTTATCAGCTTGCACGGCCAGATTGCGATTAGCCTCTGCTAAATCATCAGCTACCGCTGCCGTCCCTCTAATCTGTGCGGCTTGTTCAATAAAGGTTTTTTTCTGTTCAAGCTGCTCATATTCAGCTCTTAAACTAGCAATTGCATCTTGCTGATCGATGATGGATTGCTCTGTTTTCGCAATAGCGGAAGCTATCTGCACAGAGCTCATCTCCTTCATTTTGGCTGTCAGGCCATCAAGAGAGTCAGCAAAATCAATGCTCTCCTGCTTCGCCTGCTGTACTTTTTGATAGAGGTAATACACGGCAGTCGCTGCAAGCATTGCAAAGCCAGCGGGGCCACCAACAAGAGAAAGAGCCTTCCCGGCAGCGCTAACCCCGACAGAGGCAGCCCTTGCCGCTGCGGCCGCCCTAGTTGATGCAGCAGCCTGTGTGTTTTCAGCTTCCGCAAGAGCAAGAGACGCAGTACTGGCCCTTGATTTTGCTGCAACAAGCGCATCCATCGCTAACATTTCAGCAGTGCTACCCTTTGCAACGTTATATTCAGCCTGGGCCAGCGCGAGAGAAGAAAGAGCAGCCTCTTTATCAGCCAGAGCCTTACGCTGAACAGAATTAGCAGCGAACAAAGCAGCCTGTGCTGCCTGCCTTTCTGCGACAAGCTGCTGGCGCGATGCTGCAATATCATCAATTTTCTTTGAGGTAGCCATAGTCAGTGCGCCAACATAACGGCTACCCATCACAGCAGCAGTGGCGGTCAGGATGGCACCAAGAGCGCCGATATTCTCGCTAACGCTGATAACGGCATCGTTGAAAATCGCTGTACCGGTTTTTACCGTGGAGTTTTCACCAAAGAACTTGGTGATGTTGTTCCCGGCTACCTGCAACGCCTGACTGATAGTTGTCGTGGTATTGGCAAACTCATTGCCGATCGTCACCCCCTGTGAAAGTAATCCGTTAACCACAACATCAGTAGTCAGTTTTCCAGCGGCTGCCATCTGACGCATCTGCCCAATGCCAACACCCATAGAGTCGGCAAGTGCAACGATCAGACGGTTGCCCTGCTCATTCACTGAGTTAAATTCTTCACCGCGCAGCGCGCCAGATGCCAGCCCCTGAGACAACTGGATAATAGCGTTTTCGGCCTCTTGCGCGGTCGCACCGGAGACAACAAACCCTTGGTTGATGATGGTAGTCAGCTTAGCCAGATCATCAGCGCTGGTTCCATATTCCCTAGTTGCTCGCTCCAGCCTTGCATACAAAGAAGCTGTAGCGTCGAGGCTGCCGCGAGTTTGCTGCGTGATGTTGAATACTCGCTCAGTAACGTCAACCAGCCGCTCGCCAGGCCGAAGGGCGTTTGCTAGTTTGTTGTTGAGAGTAGTCCATGCGTCAGCGTATTGAGCCACCTGCTGCACAGACAAAATAGCCATAAGAGAAGTGGCAACCCGGCTTAAGCTACCGAAGGATGATGTTAACGATGAAGCTGCCTTATCTGCGCGGTTGAATCCACCTTCCATGCCGTCTGTTATATCGCGGACCTGCTTATCAGCACGCAGTAGCTGAGCCGTATCAGCTTTAATTACATATTCAATATCACCGACGTTCTCAGGCATTTCACTTTCTCCAGGCAATAAAAAACCCCGCCTAAGCGAGGTTCATTGATAATTTTAAATTTTACTTTTTACTATCAAAGTAATCTGCCATACCATTATTGATGCTTACCAAGACATCTTGTTTTCGTTTGGAGATCTCTTCGATTTTCTCAACAACAATGCCTGCTATAAGCGTTATTGAGCCAATGATTGCAACAGCTGAACCGCACATAGCATGCAGCTGCCTAGTAGCTAAGAGCCCTGTGTTATAAACTTTCTCCGAATATCCGACAGCCACATCCATGCTGAAGGCATACCCTACCCAGCAAATTCCTGTTACAACTAACAAACCACCTATTGCTTTATACATATCCCTATCCCCTTTGGTAAAAGATGAGGAAATCCTAGCAGGGATCTCCCGCTCGAAAAAGAAAAGCCACCCGGAGGTGGCTTGTCAGTATACCCAGCAGATTAGCGGTTTTCGCAACCAAGCTGAGATTTATCGATGATTTGAGTACCTTCAACACGGAAACCATACGTGCCGAACAGGAACGCATGGTTAAGCTGATAGATAACAACATCGCTCAAACCTACAGAGCACTTATCTTTTTCGATGGCGCGATCCATTGCTGTTTTGACGCTAGGAATGCCCAGTGGGAAAATGACAATCGGAGCTTTGTCTTCACCAGTTACGCGCTGACCTTTTTCAAACTTAGCTGCGTTCAGGTTGTAGTTTTTGGTACTACCTACGGTCATATCAGCAACGCGAACAGTACAGCCAGACAGCATTAAAGCCCCGAGAGCTAAAGCAACTACCTTCTTCATTTTATGTTTCCTTTGATTGCAATCGGAAACATCTTAACATCATGAATTGTATGATCAAATAAAAACCCGCAGTTAAGCGGGTTGGCAAGGATGGTCCAAATCTGGACCATCACGATTTCAGTGATAGTTAACTTACGCTACATCAGCGCCGTGGATCAGATGGCGCAGCGCTTCAATCCCGTTTGAGTTGTAACGGAACGCCTCTACCTGTTTGCTGGAGTGAGCGGATTTGTCCAGGAAGAACTTGCCGTATTTCTCGGTCTTGAGGTTATTAGCATTGGCGATGCGTCCAATTTTATTCGCCGTTACACCAAGTTGCTCTGCAATCTCTCTTGCCGAGTAGTAATGCTCCTCAATAGCCGGTAGCGGGATGGCATTGAAGCCTACAATTGGATTGATGATACTGGCGGCCGCCGTCTGCTTTGCCTCAGGTGCAAGGTTAGGCATCAGATCGAACAGGTTGGTAACTGCTTCAACCGTCATTTTCAGTGTGCGGGCCTGACGATACTCAACAAGGCCACTCGCTGACTTACCGCTTTTAATGTGCGCTTCCTGCATACTCTCCAGTTTGTCTACCAGTGAGCGGCGGACCGCTTTTGATTCTCTGGCGGCCACGCGGAGCGCTTGCTTGATGGACATATCAATGATGATCATCGAGGTTTTGTTCGCTTTTTGCACTACACTTTTTGTGTAGTGCTCGCCATCCAGTTCATCTTCAACTTTCTCGATGAATTTGTTATTGCGAACTTCCGGCTCACCGCACTGTTTGCGCGCCTCATTGACCATTGCCAGCAGGGACTGGCTATCAATGGTTTTGTCCGTGACAACAGATCCGATGTTTGCTACATTCTTAGAAGTCATTAGGCATTCCTTATGTGGTAGTAAGGGTGTGAAATAGACCGCCAGCAGCACACTGGCGGTTTTTCTTTGGTTAATTAGTGCTTCCTGGTTATTAACTCGTTAAGGTTATATTCCTCAAACTGACTCAGCATCAGCACGCCTTCCTGTTCTTGCGCCTTTAACTCAAGCAATACGCGATCCATTTCTGCAATAAGCGGCTCAAAATCACTGCGGCGGCGAACGACACGGCGAATAACGTCTTTCTCGAACGCATATACAGCGCTATTAAATGCCGATGTGATTTTCATGATGCGGCGGCACTCCTCACCCAAAACAGGTAAATCGTCCACAGTAAATGGCTGCGGCGATGGTCTGCCGGTAGCTGCGCGTAATGCATACCAGACACCATTGCTCCATGACTGCTTTAATCTCATGCTGTCTGTCATAAGCCAAATAAGGCGTTTGAGATTGTTCATATCATTAGGTGTCAAAGGCTCTGCCGCTGGCTGACGCTCATAACGCCCTGATTTGCGGATCGTAGGAAGAACGTCATTGAATACCCAATCCTGAAATTGTTTGGCTTCCTGTTTGTTACTGCGGAAAATGACGCGGTAGAGATTTGGTTCGTTGACATAAACTAACTGCTGTTTGCCGCCATCTGTAAGGGTGTAGATTTTATCTACCCCCTCTTTATCAAGCTGCTTCGCCATCAAATCGCGAGGGTTAGCAATGCACAGCACACCGCAAACATCTTTCAGGCAGAACCACGGATCGCCGTCAATTACCTGAATGCGTACATCATGGCTTTCATGAAAGCTAAATGTTACCGGCGCAATAACAGCATTTTCGTTCTTCGATAATTTTGATACACTTTTCATGTCGATATTTCCTGCACTGGATTTCTTCGATAAGAGGCCCTGACTATCGCGAGTAGTTGGGGCTTCGTCGTTTTTATGCTTGGGCATTTTTCTCACCAGTCAACCCGTATACCTTTCTCAACTGATAAATCAGCTCCGTATTGAAATGGCGGCACTCATCTTCGCCATTCTTCTCAATTGCTTTCCGCACGTCCTCAGGGAAGCGAACCTTACGCTGGTACATGTCTTTTGCTTTTTCCATCTACAACTCCTTTTAATGCCCCACCGTGAGGCACTTATTAAGTGTCACACCGTGCGTCATTGCTGTCAACCCCACCGTGGGGCATAATTTACATATTGTGAATTTTTGACGGTGAGAAGAACAAAATGAGCAGAGAAGATCCTCAGTTACGGATAAGACTTCCCATTGAATTAAAAGAGAAGATTGAATCCGCGGCAAAAAGCAACTCGAGATCTATGAACGCCGAGATTGTTCAGCGGTTGGATTCTAGCTTCTATGAAAGCATGCAGCTGGAAGAACTAATACCAGCCGATCAAGCCTTGCAAGTGGTCAAAGCAGCAAAAGATGAGCTATCTAAGGTTATTTTCGAAAGGACATTTTCTGAGATTAACAAGAAGATCAGGCTTGGTCATACTTTGTTTAGTATTGACCTTACAGACCTAGAACTTGATGGTTTAAGTGACAATGATTATCCCGCCGTCTTCACCCCTACATTTAGCAAGCTATCCTCTTTAGGATATGTGGTACCCGAAACAATGCGTGATTGCGATGGGTTTATGGTAGAGATTCCAACAACCAATGAAAACAAAAAGCCCACCTGAGTGGGCTGTCCGCATCTTTCATCACGCCGCCGCATACAGAAGCTTCATCTGCCCTTTAACAGGAAATGCGGCCATGCAGCGGGCTTCGAAGTCTCGATAATCGGAACAACCATTAGCAATGCTGGTCACAGCAATAATCTGATTCTCAACCAGTTTAAGTGCGTCTGGTTTTAGGTGTTGGTGGATTTTCTCACCGACCGCCAGTCGTGCTTTTACATCCGCGTAGACTTCAGCAGGCAGGACCGGCCCGTAAATCCACTTAGCGCTAATAAGGCTGAATAACATTGGTTTTCGGTCATTTCTATGGCGTGGAAGCCCGGTCATTCTGAATAGTGCATCATACAGCGGGTCATTAAAACGCTTTTCCCACGAAGACGGATCGCTAAGCAGAAAGATTGCCTTAATGCGCTCATCATCAACAGGTGCTGTATGGCCGCGAATAATGGCGTCTATTTGTTCGTCACACCAGATTTCAAAATCGACAGAAAGCCAGCGCGCAAAGCGAACAGCCAGTTTTGGGTGCAGCCATGTTCCGCCGCCACGATCTTTACGCGCCCGACTGGTTTTTACATACGGGATTTTCCCGTATCTACGCTCAAGCCCTTGAATATATGATTCAGTTTCCGGCAGACGGAGGAATTCATTTGGCACTTTATCGAATTTTTCCGCTGCTGTTGTTGCATCAATCCAGCCATCCTCATAGAAGCGCATCGAGTGGCCTTCGAAATCAACTGGGATAATGTTAGACATCGCTCCTTCCTTTTTGGTGATATGAGCCAGTTCCCCAGATATGGACAGCCCAAGAGCGGCACGATGGAAGCCACCGTCCTATCTCTGTCTCATATCCCGAAAAGGGCTCCTGGTTTTATTTGCGCGGGGAATGCGCATTTACTGCGGATACAAAAAAGCCCCGCGGATGCGAGGCATTGTCTTAAAAGTCACTTGTCGAATTTCTTAAGACGAGAGATTTTTTAGTGCGGCCCATGCCTCTGCGCATCCATCGCCAGCATTTGTTCTGCCCAGTCCATGACTTCGTCGTACTTCTCCTGAGTGGGTACTTTGGCTTTCTCTTTCTGCGGGAACTTGGCGTTCATGGCGGCGCGGAAGCTGGTCATTGTCATATTCCAGGCGTCTGACTCACTCATGCCGAGGTGAGCAACAGCGGTGTAGACGAATGACCGAACATCGAATTTGTCGCTGTATTCACCTTTCTTTCCTTCGAATTCTTCCGGTGGCTGGTCGCCCATTACACCATGAAGAATCAGATGGCGGGCAATCTGGATAACATCCTCGATCGGGATGGCTCCCGGCTTGAACAGAAGTCGCCCCGCACCAGTCACCGAGTAGGAACCGATAACTTCAGCAACGTAACCTTCAGAACAGCACTTGACTACGTTGGCTGCAGCTACCGCCATTTCAGCAAAGCAGCGGGCATTAGCCGCTTTTAGTATCTGGGGGTCAGCAATTCTGTGCTTTGGGTAATGGCCCGCATGAACTTTTACGAAAACATCAACGATTTGTTCAGGCGTTCCGATTCGGGACATAGCCAGAAATGAAGGGTTGAGAAATATCTCTTTGTCGCCGGCGCGAATGACAACCTGGCCGATATCGGTAATTGCTTTCATGAATTCCCATAAGAAAAAGGAGGACGGAGCCTCCTGAGTAAGAAATTACGATGCGTTGACAGTCACCGTGGCCGGATTGGTGGTTACACTGGCTGCGGTGCTGGAACTAATCTGACAAGTATATGAACCAGAATCGCCTGTTGTCGCACTGGGCTTAGTATATGTAGCTGTCGTACCACCGGAGCTCACATTGGTTCCGTCTTTTTTCCATTGATAAGTCAATGACGAGCTATCTGAAACAGTAGCTGCAACTGTCAGAGTCAGGGTGTCGCCAGCAGTCAGTGTTTTACCCTGCGGCTGGGTGGTAATGGTAATAACTGCCCCGACATCACGCACATCAACCTGACCTGCACTTGATGCCTCAATGGACCACGTTGCCACATCATCGTGTGGAGCTTCATCACCCCATGAAGTAACCATGAATGGCCCTTCGGTGATATCGTTTGGAGAGATGATTTTGAACCACACATACGGCTGGTTGCTGGTCTCCGCTGGCGGGTTATAAACGTGACGCTTCAGCGCGTTTTGCGCGTATACATCCTCTTTGCGGGTAACGCCGTCACCAGAGAACGAAATGTTCTTATAGGTAACAAGATTTTCCTGCGTAAACGCGGCGCTCATATCGGCAGTTGCATCTGCGGTTTCCCACTCTGCATTAACTGTTTTACCGCGCATCATGCCGAGTCGCTGGTAAGCGCTGGCGGTAGGTTGTACTTCCGGGCAGCCAATCGCGTAATAAACGACGACATCACGCCCTGTGAAAGCACCTGCTTCACATGCCATGTCTTTATCTCCGTATTATCGGGAAATGATGGTTTGAAAGGAAATATCGAAGAGGTAACGACCCTCTTCGGTCTGGATGGCGGTAATTCCGCCGATTGGCTGCATCGAGATGATGCACTCAGTCTGGTAGTCGTCGATCATCGCCTGGCGGATTGCATCAGCGCGGTCTTCAACTTCGTTAATATCACTGTCGTTCTGTCCTGACAGAACAAGGATGCGAAAAAAATCTCGCGTTATGGCTTCCTCGGGCTTACCACCGCCGTTTTGCTGGATAACAAGGTATCTTTCCCCTTCCGTACCTTCCAGCTCGTTCCAGAAGCGTTTCTGGACGCGGTAACCGACATCAAACCCGTGAGATTGTAACCACACTCTCAGCGCGTCATACACCTCGCTACGCGTCATACTTTGTATCCTTGCCTGATGATGGCCTTAATCTCGTTGAGCCCATCTCGCTCGAAGCCTTTACGGAGAAAGTCCGGCTCACCGTTAGGGTCCCAGTAATTCCCGCTGCCGTCCGGCCTTGGCTTACCTTTTAGCTTGCCCTTTGCAGCATTAACCGCGGCTGCATAATTAGCCGTATAACCCACTCTGCCAATCATTCCTGACGGTATTGGTTCGAGCTTCTTGTACTGGCTATTTATGAGGGTCGACGACTTAACGGGGGTAATTACAGCGGCATGATTGGCGCCGGCATTCATCACCAGATAGAGAACCTTCTCCGTGCGTATGCCAGCTATGTCACTAAGTACCCGGTGGGTATTCATCTGGACGCGCTTGATACCTTTAACGGGCATGATTACCTCACGTCATTATTTTGTAATCTGGCTCTTCGCCGAAAAATGACATATCCCAGTCGGTTACGGCCCTGATAACGTTCGCGCCGGCTTTAAGCGGATCTGATAGCGCCGTGGTGTCACCTCTGGCGATGTACCAGTCTCGCTGTGGCATGCTTGCGGTGACGCCATTACGCTTCAGCTCAGTGAAGAAAATCAGGTTGGTGGTGAACTCTTTACCACTGGCATCAACAGCAACTTCATTGTTCGCCGTCCAGGTGCAGTCAATCAGGTATGGGATGCCGTTTGTCCAGGTGTTGTTCCAGTCGTCATAGACGCGAGGATAGACAGTGGCGACGTTGGTATAACACCACTTAGCCGTGACTGACACTATCATCCTCCCACCGGATAACCTCCGGGTTCTCAGCTGCCACCTTTCGGCACAGCAAATACCATTCACCGTTACTTTTAACGTAGCCAGTGACCCGCCGTCCGCTGTCAGTGATAACCCATACCTTTACGAATGGCTCAGGAAGTCTCTGCCTGACCGATATTAAAGCCATCAGCGGCTCCCGTTACACATGCAACCGCCTTTGCCTATCCAGATACCTGCGAAAGCGGTATTTGTTGGGTCAGGGGGGATGAGGCCATTGGCACAACCGAATTTGTCAGCGCCACGCAACAGTGATAAGGAACCCTTCCATCGGTCAGCAAAAGACTGATACCGAAATGAACGCGATGCGCCGTTAGGCGCGGTCTGAGAGCTGATGTATCTATCACCCTGCCCCAACGCCATTAAACCCAGTAAATAGGTCTGAATTAGCAGCGCCGTTGCGGGCGGGTAATGTGCATCGAGGCACTCCTGAATGCCGTTAGCCTGCTCTACGATAGCCTGCAGAATGAAATCTGGCAGCGTGATACCCACTGACTCCAGATATTCCTTGGCCTGTTCTGTGGTAATCATGCGAGCCTCTTATAGCCCTCCGAAGAGGGCATAAAAAAACCGCTTTCGCGGCTATTCGTTTTTACGGGGTCGGCCTGATTTCGCTTCTGGAGTTGCCGGTGTTAGGTCACTACCCGCCTCTCCACGCATCAGACGAACGTTCGACTTCAGGGCTGGATGCAGTTCTTTTATATCCACCACATCGCCAACCTTTACGCCGAACCATGGTCGTACAACTTCGTATTTAGCCATACCATTTCCTTACACAAGGTTAGCGCCATAGACAACTCCGGACAGGCCTTGGTCGTCTGCGGTGATTTGCAAACCTTCAGCAGACATGATCTGGAAGTTGTAGTTAACGTTAGGTAACGGACGCGGCAGCGGCACGACGCCAACAGCCATACCAACCAGCGGAGAAATGATGTCCTGACGGCGAACATAGGCAATGAACTCGTTGCCACTCAGCGCAAAGGTCGGGCGAATTTCACGAACAGGCGCAAATGGCAGCACAGCATTCAGTACGTTGCCGCTAACTACGCCGTTTACTACATACGGTTGAGCCAGGTTAGCCCAGATTTCAGGTGACACCCACATCACATCATACTGAGCGACTTTGTTGGCGCGCGCCAGCGTACCAAATGCGCCTTTCCCGAAGAAAGCAAACAGTGCTGTCATATCGGCAGTGGTCAGGTCTATATTTGCGCCACCCGAACCAGAACCCAGGTTGATCTTCTTGGTGTTACGGTGATTTTTGATACCCTGTGCCGGGTAGGACTGCACCTGAATATTCGGGTCGCCGTTCAGATAGTAGTTGACGCGCTTCTGGTTAAACTTGCGCATTTTAGCCATCTGCGAATCCAGCACAAGGTCAATACCTACAGAGTTAAGACCAGCAGCATGACGCCAGTTCACGCCGTAACCTGCGGTGAATACCGGAATCGGGTTGCCATCACTCGCATATTCGGTATGGTCAAATGAGAATGGAGCCTGACCGTCAATGCTCACAGACACATCATCAGCGATATCACCAATAACGTTGTAGAGCTTTGCAGTTTTGCCAACAGAAAGAACAGTCTGCACACCAATCAGGTCGTTGACGATTTCCATGCCAACCTCCTGATCACGCAGTTGCAGCACCTGACGGTCAATCTCGGCCCAGAAATCACGCGTAAAACCGCCTACAGCATTAACCGCCAGCCATTCAGGAGTCATATTAGAACGATTTGCCGCAATCATAGCATCATGCTGTGCGTTCCACATGTTTCGGTTTGCCCAAAGCTCATTCCAGTGACCACCAAGGCGCGAGTTAGTCGCCAGTGTCTCTTTAGAGAAATACATATATGTTTATCCTTTTGTTACGCGCCTGCAGCGGCAGCAGTGCCAACGCGCATACGAACGCGAATGAAGTCGGTGGTGCTGGCTGCGATGGTGAACTCGTCCTGGCTGTAGCCGATTACTGAATCGGTGTCGCCAGTTGCCAGTGTGAATTGACCAGCCGCGCCAAGCTTAATCGGGCTGTCCTTCTTGTACGCACCAGGTACACACAGAAGCGCAAGTTCACGACCTTCTTCGACATAGTTGCCAACAGCAGAATCGCCAGCAGGAACGGCATCACGAATGCCAAGCCCCTGATGATAAGCACAATCGATAATGTACATGCGGCCAGTTAATGCAGTGGCTTGTGCGAACTTACCATCACCGTTAATAGTGACGGCGGTGCCTGGCAGTAGTTCTGCGGCGGTGAGACGGGTTTCGGTCTTGTAGAGCGATTTCCCGTCGATATTAACGCGACGATAACGTGACATTATCCAGGCTCCTTATTTGAAGTATTCAGATGCGGCAGGTGCACCGGTTTCTTTCTGCTGTTGCGCAGAGTTGGTACCCAGCGGCGCGGATTCACCGATTGTTTTAAACATCGCATCCAGTGCTTCGCCTGAAAGAGCGTTAGCCACGATCTCGCCGTGAACTTTCGCCACCGCTTCACGCTTGGCTTTCTCTTCTGCGCGGGAGTTGGCAGTCAGAGTTTCAGCCAATTGCTGCTGGTTGGCCTGCAACGCATCTACCTTTTCTGCGAGAGGCTTGATCGCTTTTTCGGTATTGGTGGCAACGGCCTCGCTAACCATGCTGCCGAGTTGTTCCAGTTCTTCTTTGGTTAAAGGCATGTCGCCCTCCGTTTTGTGGTTTGTTGCAGGCTGCTCCTGCGGTGTGAAAAGAGATTTGAATTTGTTGGCGACGATAGCCACCCATGATTCCTGTCGTGCGACTGACGTTCCGGTGTCGTCGAAGGTGATTGCGCCGCCATCTGACTTGTAGCCAAATACCTCAGCAGTACCGCCATTTCTGACGATTACCGCCTGAGAATCAGTGAAATCAGCCACCCAGGCATATTCATCCGCGCCCGCCGCAAACTTCGCTTTGGCTGCGCGATCGAGGCGCTGCTCGCGCTCCCGGTAGGATTCTCCCACCAGCGCGCCTGAGTTCGCCTTAAGCGGCTGCGCCAGATCAGCGTTAACCATCAGGCCAACGCCCTGCTCCGGAGTAGCGGCTCCAACTTCGTGCAGCAGGATCGCGTCGTGGTCCATACCGTGGATATCTGCCACCCACTCAGCACCTGTGGCGCGCTGCTGATCGTTGGGCTCAAGCTGGTCGAGGAATGCGGCAACACTGGTATGAATCGGCGGAACGTCTTCACCGCGCTCAATGGCAGCGACACGTTCAAGCAGTTCCCTGCCACCTTCAGACTCGCTGGCGCGGGCCACATCAACCCACTTTTCGAGGTAGATGCGATTACCGGACTTCTTAACGTTGCGGTTCCACGCGCCGATATGGCCTGCGTTAATCCCCTCAGGCGAGAAAGCAGAAACAAACTGACCGTTAACCTGAGGATGCCCAAGCGGTGCCAGGGTGCCTTCCAGCCCTTTATAGTGGGCGTCGATTTGCTCTTGCGTGTACAGCCCGCCATTCATTACGACGTTCGCCGGCAGCGTGTAGCTCGGCAGCACCAGGTGCTCACGCCCGTTGTATGTTTCGCGCCTGATAGACTGGCTGTTCACCTTCGTGGTGATGTTTACCTGAATAGGCATAGTTATTTCTCCGCCCAGGCGTAACCACGCGCCTGCATCGATTTATATTCCTGTTTGAGTTTGGTAATGGCGTCTGGGAACTGAGGCCTTCCATCGCCGTCAACCAGAACTGACTGTTGGCTGCATTTGCAGTTGATACTGTTCGCATCCATTGCATACCATTCACGAACCTCTTCATTTGTGTAGAGGTGAGCATGGCGCACGGCGTGGGTGTGTCGCGTTGTCGGTGACAGCGCCGAGATGTGAACCAGAAGCGTTTTCAGGCCGAAGAGGTCATTCGCCTCCTGGTCTTCATCCCACTTGGCTCGACGCAGCGCGGTAGTCACTTCAGTGCGCGCTATCCTGTTCGCCCGGCGCTTCTCTATGCCAGCCTGTGCAGTCAGGTTACGAGCAATGTCACTGGGATTAAGCCCTCGCCCCACGCCATCAGTCAGTACTCGTGCCATGTCGCGCTTAACATCAGCAGTCAGCCCCTTCATTTCCTCAAACACACGCGCATGTACCAGCGCCATACGTTGCTGATACGGGTCACTCGCGAGGATTGCCGCCAGTGACTCGCGTCCCGCTGCATACACAGGTGATTGCTGGCTGAGGTTGTAGAAGGCTTGCCCTGTCCCTTTCTCAGCAGCCAGGGCGATGTACTCGTAAAACCACAGGTCGTATTCGTTACCATCAAGCAGCACCTGGTCTACCTGGTAACTGGCATCATTCAGGATGATGGAGAGCAGCGTTGGGTTTAGCTGGTATTCGTATCTGGCGTTTACTGCGATGGAGGAAGGTATTTTATCGAGTGCTGATTTGTACGCTTTGCCAATCTTATTCATCCGCCTGGAGAAGTCTTTCATCGTCCGGCGTTCCAGCGCATCGGCTCCTGTCGGATCCTGATAGTTACGCGGCAGAATCGGTGGCTTTGTCCTCTTCGTCGCCATCCTTTTCTCCTAACGGCTCTTCGTCATCATTGTCATAGCCAGCAGCTGTGCGAATCTCCTCACGGCTAAACGCCGGGTTGTCACCGCTGCCCAGCATGGTCTGGTTAATCTCGCCCATAGTCTTGGCGTTGGTGAGCTTTTCAGTACCGGTCTGTTCGTTCAGGTCATCCCAGATAACTGCCTTCTTGGCCACTGCATCGATAATCTTCAGCTCAATGAGCTTGTCGCAGAAGTCCTCTATTTCGAATGACAGGTCTACGCGGCGAGACTGACATCGGGCGTTGAAATATTTTTGGTCTTCAGTACTTGAACGTTCTGCCTGCTGATTACCAATCAGAATTCGCGTAGGAATATCTACCCCTGCGGCTGCTGTCTGGAGGTTCACGTTGTATGTTGCTGTAGGGTCCGCAACTGATGTAACGAGGGGTGTAACTGTCGCCCCCTGTGTGGTCATTAGCACGTCGTTACCACGGTTAATTTCCCCGGCAACTTCGTTAAACTTATCCTGTAGTTCATCGATACTCACGCCATACAGCGACGCCAGATTTGTGAAGTCTATTTCCTTTTCGAAGTTGACATTAAGCTGGCGTGCAGCATTCTTCAGGAACGACTCACCTGAACCACCCTCCACCTTCTCCAGACTGACAAAGGCGTTATATGCTGGTTCAAGGAATCCGATTGCATCTTCTGAGTAATCCCCCAGGATGAATACTCGGTCAGGGTGAATATCCACACGGCGGCTTGAACCATTCGGCAACCGTTCGGTGTACTTCCACATCTTCGGCTGGCCGTATGTCTTAGAGTTAATTCCAGTGTCCCACTCTCCAACCTTCAACGACCCAGCCCATGACACGGAAACCTTCTGTAGCCCACGACCTTTCGTGGCAGGCAGATTCCAGTCTTTTTCATCACGGATATGCAGCAGTATTCCGGCATATCGACCGACAAGACGACGGCGATCCGCCTCAGCGAATGAGCGCCATAATCGGTTGGTGAATACCTGTTTGGACTTTTTCTCCCAGGAGGTTTCGTCTTCGCTATCGTCGGCATCGTCACCCTCTATGATTTCCGGGTTGGTCTGCCAGCACTTGCCAACAAGCTTCTCTACAGCACCGTGGGCAATACCACCGCGCCGGTACAGGGAGTAGAGGTTTTCGTAGGTGACCAGCTCAGGGAAGCCGTATTCGCACCATGCGGAATGGCGCTTATTATCCAACCCCATCGTCGGCACCATCAACCCCATACGGGCGCGAGCAAGCCTGACGTCATTCAGCGCGTGATTGACGGCTAGTGTTAATTTGTCAGTCATGGATTGTCCGTTATGGTCGTTTAGGTGGTGGAGCAATTCCCCCAGCAGGATATTTGGTGGCGCATGGCTGATAACCCGGCCAGCCTTTTCTTTTGCGTTTGCAGCCAGGGCATTTGCATTTGTTTTTCATGATTATTGCCCCCTAAGGCGCTTAGGAATCATCATCCCCATCGATTTAGGTTTGCATTTGATATACCCGTCCAGACCGTACCGGATTCCATCCCAGCAGTGGTTGTTCTTATCCTCGATAATCGGCAAGACTTCGCCAGTGATACGGTCTGTTTTGTACGAGTAAAGCCGCGCCTCTTTCGCCGTTTCTTTACAGCGAGGATGGATGATGATCTTCTTAAATCCACGTAGGAAGGTGATGCCGTCCTCTACGCTACCCTGCCATTTCTGAGCAGCTGAGATATTGAATCCCTGCCATTTGATATGGCTGATAGTTTCTGGCCTAGAGTTGTCGGCTTTGATGGGCCATTTACGCGCTTCAGGGATACCGGGGAATTTCGTATCGTCAGTGGCCTTCCAGTCCTCAAGCTGTTTCGGCGTGGCATCGGTTTTGCCTGCATAAAACTTCCACATATCGTCGAGCTCTACGCCATTGCCGTAGGCCTCGTATTCGATGTAGAGGTTGTTATCCAGAATGAACATGCGAATAAGCGTGCTGGGGTCTTTCGCGAATCCGAAGTCAGCACCGAACAGCAAGCGCTCTGATTTCCTCCATAGATTGTCTTCGAAGCTCTGCACGACGTATTTGTTAGCCAGCACCTGCTTATCTGAGTTTTCGAGGTAAGCGCCCTCCCATATCCACGCGTAATCTGCGTAATCAAGGTTTTCCAGGTCTTCCTGTCGCTCTTCCTCAAGCACCGCGGGGAACCATGGATTGTCGACATAGTTCATCTCGACAATAATTGAGCTTTTTGGGGGATTCTTTCTGAAAAGTTTGTCGGTGGCGCTGCCGTCCTTCTCCGGGTTCCACGTAACCCAGATTTCTGAGCCTTCTTCACGAACGGTCGGGCGAAGCTTTTTCCACGCAGTCGAAGAAACAGACTCGGCCTCGTCAACCCAGGCTACAAGAATTCGCGCTTTTGATTTGATGCTGTCTAGGTTATGGCGAAGACCGCAGAATACATAGCTGACCTTGCGGTTCTTTGTCCTGATGTATTTATCTCCAATGTCAAAGTAATCATCAAGCCACGCCACGGAGCGAATTGCCTGCTTTACCTCCTCCATGGAGGATTCTTCCAGCGAGTTCATGTATTCTCGAGCGCACAGGATAACTCCACTGATATTGGCTTCTGCCGCTTGGTACGCTTTGACGGCAGTCATTAGTGCAAAAGTACGCGTCTTAGCAGATCCACGTCCGCCGTGAGCGCCACGATAACGGATTCCTTCTGTCGCGAATACAGGAACTAACTTGGCAGGTATCTGGAGGTCAACTTGGCTTTCCATTTGCTGGGTCAACTCCTACCAGGCGAATAGTGGTTGGCTTCGTTGCCATAGTTCCATCAGATGAGGTGTGATCGATAATCTGCTTATCAAGGCCGACCAGCTTAGCCTTGCCCATTGTCGCCGCTACAGCTGCAGATGATTGTGGCGTCTCGGCGCTTAAGGCTTTTTGTCTGGCCTCTTCCAGTTCAGCGAGGAGAGAATCGACGGTGACGTTATGGCGTTGCTTAATCTCGCCCCTCAATTCTTTTATCCTTAGGGCTATCTTAGGGTTATCCTGCAACTTACATGCTTGAACATGTACTGCCTCCGGCTTCATCTTGTCAGCAGCATACGCCGTCCGATAAGCCTCAGAAGCATTACCCGTTTCGATGTATGCCTGACAGAAAGCTTCTTGCTTAATTGTCAGACCTGTCATATTGGAATATTCCTCTACTTAGTTGGTATATCACCCGGAGGCGCACATAAAACAAATTCTGCTTTATAGAGCCCTCGTGGTGGAAAGAACTGTAAAACACTCTCGATTTCTTCTACCCCCGCATCGAGATGGCGAGCAATGAGGGATAGACCAGCCATCGTAAAAGCTGCAAACCCCGGTATGCATCGTTATTGATTATCATTGCACACTCACGCAGAAGGATTTCCCATTGAGGGCTGCGGTCATTGTTAATGCGGTGATACTGCGACGATACAAAGCTGTTATTTCCTCACTTACTGGCTTGGGTTGTTTCGTGGTACTGCCGTAATGTACAAACTGGATTAACCAGCAGAATCACACCATGCCGGGCAAATACATTTGCACTTCATTTGCCGCTCTCTCACGTGCAACATGAAGCAATCTTTTTCGCCCACCAACTCCCCACTTAGCCATTTGACTTGCGCACTGGCTTATCGCTTTGGTTTCAGTGTTGATGATGTGGTCAATTTTGTTCAGGCGAGACATGGCACCAACGCCGAGACGGACAATCGTTTTGAAAACTTCATAAACTTCGATTTCAAATTCCGGCTTAATCCATGCTGCATATCTGATTGCCAGTAGTTCAACGCCCCACACACCAGGTTCGGCACCACCTTTAATGATTTTAAGTGGTTGAATTTGTTTCAAAGTGCTTTTTTGCACTTTGACCTCTAGTGCTTTTATGAAGCGTTTTATCTGCGCACTACGCAAAAACTGGCTTGGGCGCTGTTGTTCTGTAGCCTCTCCGTTTGCAACTGCAGCTGCATGGAGATCGTTTAAGTTGTAGCGTCCGTCCTCATCAACACGAACGGACACACCATTGACCATAACTGTTGGGTACTTCATCAGTGATCACCTTTAAGTGATGAACCTTGTCACACAGGATTCCGGCCCACAGAAAGGCACCGATCACCAAACCGGCATCCTCAAGGGTCATCCTGAAAGGTTCTGTGTTCAGAAGTCGCGCGTGTGAAGCGCATTTACTGCGGATATAAAAATGCCCCGCATTACGAGGCATTTTCATGAAAGTCACTTGTCAAATTTCTATGTGATGGAAATTATTTCAGGCATTGCGTCCTGATGTACTCCTGGAGCGTTCTCAGTGCTGCTTGGTCGCTGATGATTCCGTCCCGGATACCGAGAACGTTTCGTCCAGCAACTGGAGAGAGTTCGACGGTGGCATCATTGCCCATGCCGGAGGCGCTGGAGGTTTCGGCTGAGGATGACACAGGGCATTTTCCTTTGACGAGCACCCGACCACCATTATCAAGCTTGCGCCGAAGAGCATCATTTTCAGCTTTCGCATCAGCGAGTTCCTTTGTATATCTTGCATCGAGGGAAGCAACGTCACGCTGGCGCCCCTGCATGTCGTCAATCGTCTCGTTCGCCAGTTTCAATTTATGGGTGGCGGTATCGCGCTGGTCTTTGTAGGTGATGGCGTTATTTCGGTAGTGATTAGCCAGCCTACCGACAACAATTAGAGAGACGAGCAACAGGCCAACAAACATCGTTTTCCAGTTGAACATCATGACAGGAACAGCGCTCTTTCTCGCCGCCTCCGAGGAAGGAGAATATCAGGGTCTTTACCAGCTTTTTTCCATAGCAGGAAAGCATCTGCTGCTGCCTGGTAATTCTTTAAATTCAACTGACGCAGAACGGTAGAGCCAGCAAATGCTGATTTTCCTATATTGAATATCAGGCTACATAGTGCATCATACTGGTTCTGATTCAGCGTGACGCGAACAAGACTACTTATAGCATCTTCAACCCACTGCAAATCCTCTTTAAGCAGTTCAGACGATTTTTCGGATGTGATTGTCATCCCTGATACGACAGGATTACCATCCACTTTTCCGGTATGCCCAACCCCAATGGTTGGTATCCCCCTGCTATCTGGATAGGCTTTTAGACTCTCACCTTCTTCACGTTTTAATCTGGTGATTCCGTTACTGCTGATTTGCATCATCGACTCCGGCTTTTTTAGCAGCGAAGCGTTTGATTAGCGAACCAATCGAGTCTGTGCCGATGTAGCCGATAAATACACTCGCTATGTAAGCAAGATTGCTACTCAGTCCGGCGAAGACTAAAAGGTCACGAATGAACCAGGCGATAATGGCGCACATCGTTGCGTCTATTAGTGTTTTCTTAAACGCACCGCCATTATACCGACCGCGAAGGTACGCCATTGCAAACGCAAGGATGGCCCCGATGCCCTGTTCCTTTGCCGCCATCATGGCGGTTAACAGATCATGTTTTTCTGGCATCTTTTTCATGTCTTACCTCACGACCGTGAGGATTTGTTCAATGTTATGAATTGGTTGATATTGGAAAGAACAAATCCAGGATACAGTGATTAGTAACGTGGTTTGTTCGTGACTAATGGCATGAGCAAATCAGGCAGGAGGCTGTTAGCGCAGTCTCTTGCCGCCCATTTTCACGAATCCCAGCCATAGCGCTGGGTTTTCTTTTGTGTAAAACGCCCTACCCCGTCGCCACGAATGAGCAAGGGTATCCGGATGTGTTCTGGTGATTGGTGATAGGGCGCTTTCAGAAATGTCGTGCTTAAAACGCGAAAAGCCCCGAGCGGTTAAACTCAGGGCTTTATTTAACGAGTGCATTTATCCATCGTTGAGTCAAATTTACCCAACTTTATTCAAAAAGTCAATATCATGATGTTAACATGTTGCCATCCGTGGCAATCATGCTATTAACGCGTGACTGCATTCAAAATATTGTCTGCGATTGACTCTTCTTTGTGGCATTGCACCACCAGAGCGTCATACAGCGGCTTAACAGTGCGTGACCAGGTGGGTTGGGTAAGGTTTGGGATTAGCATCGTTACAGCGCGATATGCGGCGCTTGCTGGCATTCTTGAATAGCCGACACCTTTGCATCTTCCGCACTCTTTCTCAACAACTCTCCCCCACTGCTCTGTTTTGGCTATATCAACCGCACGGCCTGTGCCGTGGCAATCTCTGCATCTTGCACCCGGCGTCGCGGCACTACGGCAATAATCCGCATAAGCGAATGTTGCGAGCACTTGCAGTACCTTTGCCTTAGTATTTCCTTCTAGCTTTGCCACACCACGGTATTTCCCCGATACCTTGTGTGCAAATTGCATCAGATAGTTGATAGCCTTTTGTTTGTCATTCTGGCTGAGTTCGTGCTTACCACAGAATGCAGCCATTCCGAATCCGGCTTGTGATTGCGCCATCCCCATAGCAGCCATCACATCAGTACCGGAAAGAGAGTCAGAAGACGTAGCCCGTGGTGAGTCGCTCATCATCGGGCTTTTTGGCGAATGAAATTTAGCTACGCTTTCGAGTCTCATGCGCCTTCTCCCTGTACCTGAATCAATGTGAGGTTTCCGCAGAACACTGCGCCGGTATCGATATACATCTGGTTGGCAAACTTGAGTGGTTTCACTGCTGGCGTATGACCAAAGATGAACGTGTCCGTTCCTTTGATTTCTTTCACGAACCCGTCTTGTGAGTTGCTGATTCGTTCGCGGTTCCAGATTACCTGCTGATGATCAACTGGCTTTCCGAACTCGTATTCGTCACAAGGATAATCGGCGTGGCAGATGACATATTTTTTATCTTTACTCACCAGTTCGATGATTAACGGAAGTTCATCTGCTTTATGGGCAAGAGCTTTAGCCAGAATTTCTTTGTCGTAATCGAGATTAAAGAACCAGCCACCGCCATTAAACAGCCAGTGATTGACGTTTCCACGCTCTGATAAGCCATCAATCATCATTTGCTCATGGTTTCCACGTACAGCTCTGAACCAGGGGAATGTGATTAATTCCAGGCATTCGACGTTCTCTGTACCGCGATCAACCAAATCGCCCACCGAGATAAGCAGGTCTTTTTTGGTGTCGAATCCTATCGTCTCCAGTTTTTTCATCAGGTTCGTGTAGCATCCGTGCAGATCGCCAACTACCCAAATATTTCGGTATTTGCTGCCATCAATTTTTTCGTAATAGCGCATCTCTTTCACTCCATCCGCGATGAACCATGAGAACGTCGTTGACGATGGCGTGCATTTTCCCGTCTTTATCATCAACGTATTTTCTGACCGTGCCGCGACTACATTTCAGTCTGCGTGCTACTTCTGTCTGGTTTCCGTATGCTTCAACGAGCATGTCTGGAATGGTTTTTACTGAGAACGTCATGCGGCCTCACTTCTGCTATTTCGCAGGTCTTTGAGTTTCTGCTGATACTCACCGTATTTCGGTTGGTATCCATTTGCCTTCTTATCTCGATGTGTGAGCTTTTGACCGAATAGCGCCTGCTCTACGCTCATGCCTTTCCTAAGCCTGAACAGAATTGTATTCCCGGCGATGCTTACTCTTGGGTCACGCGACCATTCCGCTGGGGTTTTTGTTTCCCCATTGAAGGTGATGGCGTGGCTGGTTTTTCTGGTATGTGAGGGGATATGAATACGTGATCGCATTACATTGCAGGCATTGCATAAAACTCTAAGGTTATCTGGGTTGTTGTTATTGACTCTGTCATCCTTGTGATCAATATGCGCATTCGCCCAAGTAACATATTTTCCGCACAATTCGCATGGAGGTAAATGCTCTCCGAACTTTGCATACACAGCCTTCCTATGCTCGTACACGAATCCATTCTTCATTGCCAGGGGATGAGATGGCTCTTTAATCATCACGTATCCCTTGGCGTTCGCCGAGATGCCTTTTCCTTTTCCATGTTTAGTCAGTTCGTATGTTCCGTATCGCATCATTCTGAAGTAATGCTTTTGGCATACCTGCTGTTCCATGTACCTGCATTCGCGATCGCAACCATCAATCTTGCATTTCATGCGGCCTCCAGTAGCTCCGTAATCATTGGCAAATTTCCGCACGTCTCAGTCACTACCAGCACAAGCATCCCTCCTTTAATCGCCTGACAGCGCTTGATACGCATATCGTCTATCTGACCGTCATCCAGCCAGAATCCCGCACTGGTGAGTGCGTCAAAAACGGCCTTTGGCAAATTGTCCAGGTCGCGTTTGCGGTTATCGGGAGGTGCTGCGTGGATGGTGATTCTGATGCGTGGTGTTATTTTGATGTCTAACTGTTGTTGCTGAATTATTTCGATTACTTCTCGCCGGTATCGCTTTCCCCAATCGCTGATGTAGTGGATTCCTCGTGAGTGACGCCAGTATCGGTTGTTTGAAGGAGGCCACGGCAATTTTATTCGGTATGTTTTCATGCCTTAATCTTCCCCTCCTTCAGCAGTATCGCCTGCGTCCTGATCACGCCTTCGAGGTGGTAAAGTCTGGCGTCTTTGTTGTCGAGAATATGGGTTCGTCGATCGATTTCATCGTGACACGCGCTACAAGCCCATGCACCGATCAGGTCGTCAGGCTTCATCCCCGTTCCGCAAATTCCAGCCATCCGGTAATGTGCCAGAACTGTAGTTTCAGGATTGCCATTACATACGCCATAAATACGTACCTGGCATTCTCTGCCGCGCGCTTCTTTGCGTAAGTTAGCCATTTAATACTCCAGTTCAGGGTCATTTTTTAGGTCATGTTTTTTGCAGAATTCCTGCCACTCTCTTTCCAGCCGCTTACCTGTAAATTTCACTCTGCATTTTGAGTAAGTGCGAATGGCATTAAATGGTGCTGAGCCTTCAGGAAATCGAGAGCGGAATACTTCTGCCACAGGTACTAAAACAAAATACAAATAATCAGAGCTACTAAACGAATCACTCATCGTCTTCTTCCTCGTACATTGAGCTATTCGGATCGCTCATCAGTTCTGCGCAGCACGCTTCACATACATGAACTTCCAGCACATGCAGCTTCTGACCGCAGTTAGCGCACGTTAAAGCTCGATCGACGCTTTCTTTCTGGTATTGCATGATTTGAGTTGGGCTAAGCATGGCTATCACCACCTACAAGCCGCTTATAGGCATCAATATCCCTTTTCGCTTCCCCTAGCCTTCGTTTTATCTCAGTGTTTTCTGATTTCAGCTTTTCAATGTCCTTTTGGTATCGATTTCTATGTTCTTCCCAAGCGTCCCGATACGCTTTCATTTTTGTTATGGTGGATTTTCGTTTCGCCTGACGAACTGCATGATGGTTTTCAATAAACCAGTCAGGGTCATTAAATGCGGCACGCGCGCATGTATACCAATAATTTGTTGCCTCCCTGTTTAGCCAATAAATACTGATAAATGGCAACCGGATAGACACCATTTTTCGTTGAGACTCTTTCTCGCCAAACATGTGCCCTTTTTTGATGCTCAGGCCAAATCCTGGTTGAATTAAAAGCATTGTCATTTCCTCGCACGATGTCTTAGCCACCGGATATCCCACAAGTGAGCCGTGTAGTTGAAGGTTTTTACGTCAGATTCTTTTGGGATTGGCTTGCGTTTATTTCTGGAGCATTTCGTTGGAAGGTATTTGCAGTTTTCGCAGATTATGTCGGTGATACTTCGTCGCTGTCGTGCCATACGTCCTCCTTCGTCTCTGGCAGCGGGAAATTACCTACTGGCGACCGCTCACATCTGATACACCATTGGTGCCAATAAGGTTGATTTGGCCGGAATCGATAATCGTCTTTGCTTTCTCCGCAGCGGTAGCAGTGTTTCATGCGGCGTCTCCAAACCTCGCTTTCCATTCCAGTGCTAACCGGGCTTCGTCTGACCACTTAACGCCGCGCTCTGTACCGAATGCCTGTATAAGCTCTAATAGCTCCGCAAACTCGCTTACACGCATCCTGCTGGTTGACTGGCCTATTACCACGAAGCCATTCCCGGAAAGGTTAGGCACCACGTCCTGCTGCTTTAATGCTGCGGTAAACACACACTTCCAGCTTTCTGCATCCAGCCAGCGACCATGCCAGTTAACCTGACGTGAGACATCACCAAGGCAAGCCCAAAGCTTCCGATTTTGGTCTAAGCTGCGGTTGCGTTCCTGAATGGTTACTACGATTGGTTTGGTTGGGTCTGGAAGGATTTGCTGTATTGCGTGAATGGCATTTTGCTGATGTGCTGGAGATCTAATTTCAAAGGTTAGTTTTTTCATGTCTTCCCTCTCCCCCAAATAAAAAGACCTGCGATTACCAGCAGGCCTGTTATTAGCTCAGTGATGTAGATGGTCATCAGAATCCTCCTTTCTTCTTGGAGTGCGGTTCCTCGCGTTCACGGCGGCGCATTTCAGCAGACTGTTGGTCTGTGTCATAAATAGCGCCATTTGCCTGAATGCAATACACCGTGCCGGTATTGCCATGACGATTGAGACGAAGGATTAGTTCGGTTTCACCAGGTGGAACACTGTCATCAAAAGCACCTTCACGATGGATCCCAACCCAATAATCGCAATCCTGTTCAATCTGCCCTGTATCTCGTGAGTCACTTGGTAATGGGCGTTTATTGGTTCGGTTTTCCAGTGCGCGGTTAAGCTGCGTCAGAAGCACAACAACGCAATCAAGCTCTTTGGCAAGGTTCTTCAGTCCTTTGGTGATCATGCCGTAGGCAAGGTCGTTGCGATCGGCCTTTTCAGCGGTCATTAGTGTCAGGTAATCGACCAGAATCATGCCAACACATCCCTTTTCTCGCTTGATTCGACGGCTTTCGCTGACGATTTGAGCCAGAGATAATCCCGGCGTGTCGTCGATGTAAAGCAGGTCGATTTCACTCAAGCGATTGGCTGTTTCGATCGCCCTGTTGAAGTCACCATCGTAATCACCCTGATAGCCGTCATCAGCGTCATTTGTCGCCGGAAGGTAAAAAATATTCGGGTTAACACCTGACTTCTGCCCTACCAGTTTTTCCAGTATCTGGTCACCTGGCATTTCAAGGCTGAACATCAGGGCAGGCTTTTTCTCATGCACTGCGCAGTTGATTGCCATCTGGCTGTATAGCGTCGTTTTCCCCATTTTAGGGCGAGCTCCAATGACGAACAGAGAGCCTTTCACCAGACCTTTCGGTGACAGCATCCTGTCCAGCGATGAGATCCCTGTGCTCATTCCTCGTTGTTCGCCTGATGGGTCAAATCGCTTCTCAAGGTCGCTAACCCAGTCTTCCATGACCTCGCCAAATGAGCGAAGGCCGCGACGAGATCCGGTTTTTGCATGGTCTGTCAGTTGCGTGAAAATCGCTTGAATAGCTTCGTACTTCTGCGTTGCAGTCATTCCGTTTCGGGAATAGAGCAATTCCGTCGCTTCAGTCATGCGGTTGATGGCGTAGCGTTCCATTGCGGTTTCGCGAACCTGCATTGCATAGGCAACGATGTTTGCTGCGCTTGGCGTGTTCTTTGCGATATCAGCGATATAAGCAAAACCGCCAACTGACACCGTTAACGATTTACGCTCCAGTTCATCGAAAAGCGTCAGGCCATCTACTGGCTTTTGCTCCCGGTGCATTCTGGTTATTTCTTCGAAAAGGATTTTGTGTGGTCGGCTGTAAAATGAATCAGGCTTCAGCATCGCCAGAACTTTCTGGACGCGCTCACTGCTGTCATCATCCAGAAGCAATCCACCAATCACCGCCTGCTCCGCCTCGATGCTATGTGGCGGCGCGTAAAAATTATCGGTCATCGTGTTCACCCTCACGAACTTTCAGGTAGGTATTATCGTTAAGCAGGAAATCAAATCCCTTTTTGTGCCAGACGGTTCCGCGTTGATGGTTTTGGCGCTCTTCGAACATCCATCGGCAATTTTCGCCTACGTAGCTCAAATAATTTCTCCAGTCCTGCATCGTGAACCCATGCCCGTCAAGTTGGCGTGTTATCACTCCGGCTTTTCGCCAGAAAGTTCGGATCTGGTTTTTACGTTTGTCATTCAGTGCGCGAACCCTGGAAGCTTCAGGAAGTAATTCGTGGTAAGCATCGACAACATCCTGACAACTGAGAGCTGATTTTTTCTTGTCATGATTTTCGTCTGCTGCGGTACTCTCTAATACGTTAGTATTAGAGATATTATTTATATTATTGTTTATGGACAATCGTTGGACATCCGTTGGACAACATTTGCTGTGAGCCGCGTCATTACTGGTGTTTGCGTTGGACATCCGTTGGACATCCGTTGGACAATTTGGAGCCTGAAAATCATCATATTTCAACACTGTTATCAGGCTGAATTTTCTCCCTTTCGACTCGATACGAATCATTCCATTCCCTTCAAAAGAACGAAGCAAACTTTTTACTTTGTTATCCGGGATGAATGTTTCACTTACCAGTTTTGGCCGTCCGGTAATTAGCTGTCCTCGCTCAACCAACATCTCACCAATGTCGGTATTTACGACTGCCGGAGAGTGATTGGCTTTCAGTATCAGGTGCAGGAAAAGATGCACAGCCTGAGAATCCTTGTATAGCTTGCTATCCATGAATTGGCGGTGAATCAAGGCAAACCCCTTACCGCCATTTGTACGCGGCTTCTGGAGCCTTCTGGCCTCTCTGGCTTCGGCTAGATTGGATATGTTACTCATGACCTTTCTCCTTCTGCATTAGCTTCACCTTTTCCAACTCAGCCCGGAATCGACCAGGCTGCTTGAAGCTGGACAGGAAGCGATCACGTAGTATGTGTTTGTGAATTTTGTCCTGGTCAGGACTGAGTTGTTTTGGCATAATTACTCCTGTGAATTGATCCAGTCTTTCTACATCAGGCCTCGAAGAATTCGCCGTTCTTCGGGGCTTTTTCTTTTGTCAGCAAATGCGCAACTTTCTTTGCCAGTTCTGCCAACTCCTCATCCTCGACACCCCACTCCAGAACCGCCAATAACATCCCAATCTTCGGAATGAAATCGCCTTTCCATCGTGAAATTTGAGATTCGTTAACGCCTAACGCATCAGCGACTTTCCGCTGACCACGAATAGCTATCCGGTTAAGGATGCTGCTGGTAATTGCGTTGGCTTTCTTGCGAGTGCTTGTGAGTTCCATATGTGAACATTCCTGTAGTTAATAGTTAGTTGTGCGCATTCGTTGATGCGCATTGAAATAGATTTACCGCGTTGTCGGCGGTTCAGATTGGTAAAGAGCGGTACTACTTAGGCAGCATTAAGTTCAGGTGGGAACACATCGTCTAGCTGAACATTCGCGCCAAAACTGTTGAGCGCCTCTACGAGCTGGCGGCACATTCTCAAATCCGGATGGCGTCGCCCTGATTCGTAATGACCAATTGCTCCCTGAGTACACCCAACCTTTTCGGCCAGAACGGCCTGGGATACCTTCATGGTTTCCCGGATTTTCCGAAGATTGCTCATCGGTATATCTCCTCAGGATGGTACGTAACTTAATAATACATTTCGTACTAAATAAAAGCAAGGTAATTAATACAATATGTGTGTTGTCACAGTCAATACATCTCGTAATAATCGGCGCATGAAAACACCGTGGAATGAGCTGGCGAAAGCCAGAATGAAACAAATAGGCCTAACCCAGGATAAACTTGCTGAAGCTCTCGGTAAGACTCAGGGGGCGATAGGTCATTGGCTTAATGGACGCCGCGAACCAAGTATTGAAGATATTGCAGCGATCATGAAGCAGCTAGGATTGAAGGAGCTAGTATTAAGTTCTGATGGGATGGTTGATTATCCAGACTCCAACCTGAACAATGTTTCAAGTCCTCGTCCACACACAGAAATAAGGAGATTTCCCCTGATTAGCTGGGTGAGCGCAGGTAACTGGTGTGAGGCTGTTGAACCTTACCAACTCCGAGAAATAGAGGTGTGGCCTGAGACAACTGCACATGCAAGCGAAAGGTCATTCTGGCTAACCGTTCGTGGCGACTCTATGACATCTCCTACAGGATTAAGCATACCGGAAGGAATGCAAATTCTTGTTGATCCGGCTATCGAACCGACTAATGGAAGACTCGTGGTGGCAAAGCTTGAGTCTGAAAACGAGGCAACCTTCAAGAAATATATTGTTGACGCTGGACAGAAATATCTTAAACCGTTAAACCCCAGCTATCACATGATCCCCATAAACGGAAATTGTCGTATTATCGGTGTTGTCATTGAAGCAAAATGGCAAAGCCTCTAACAATTCCCTCCCCTAGCCCGCTTATGCGGGTTTTTTAATACCAAAATATTTTTTCCATTCATTTTCATACACATAGTATTTATTTATCAATTTTCAGTACATTTTGTATTGACGACATTAAGTACATTTTGTATTGTTTAGCCATCAGCAGGACGCTGTTAGCCAAACGGAAAGGCAACGCTCTTTAACTTCGATGATGCGCTGACAAAGCGCGACAAGATACCAAACGAGATGGGTTTGGACTGGCGTGTGGTGGAGCTTAGGCCTAGCTGTACCGATCGGGCCGGACTGAGAAGCCACTTGAAATCAGGAAATTGAGACAGGTTCCTGCGCCAGTACCAAAGCCATTTCACATGAGGATTAAATCATGACGGTTATCACCTACGGGAAGTCAACGTTTGCAGGCAATGCTAAAACTCGCCGTCATGAGCGGCGTAGAAAGCTAGCCATAGAGCGTGACACCATCTGCAATATCATCGATTCAATTTTTGGCTGCGATGTTCCTGATGCTTCTCAGGAAGTTAAAGCCAAAAGAATTGACCGCGTTACCAAAGCCATTTTGCTTGCCGGAACGCGTCAGAAGGAAGTTGAAGTAACAGCGGTTAAGCGGAACCGCATTTACTACCGGGACGCTAACCCGCTTGGAAACAAAATCCATGCCGTACAGAAGCAGCGCGGCAAATCAATTCCGGCTTATTTTGATTGAGGTGAGATATGAAACATATTTTCAACACCTACCTGAAACTTGAATTCAAGACTGACGGTAAATCTGTTTGGTGGTGGTCATCGAACCACAAAGAATGGTTCCCAGACGCAAATGTGAAGCCGGAAAATATTGAAAAAATGCTCTCTCTAGGAATTGCATACATCAAGGCCGCATAGTCGGCCTTTATTTTTGGCATAAATAACAGAGGCGAAGATGAATTATACACCCGGACCATGGCAATGGTGGACAAGTAACAGCTTTCTGCGATTAAGCAGTCAAGCTACAGGTAAAGATGGTGGCGTCATCGACTCTTATGTCATGAAGGATGGTCACTCATCACTAATCGTTAGCAAAGAAGATATGAATCTGATAGCGGCAGCACCAGACCTTTTAAATGCCCTGCAAGCGATGCTAAACAAGGCATACAAGCAAAACTGGAATGACCATTATCCTGATGAAGTATCGAAAGCACAGTCAGCAATCAGCAAAGCTCTTGGGGAAGAATGATGAATAAGAAATACATCGTTGAAGTTATAGAGCGAAAAACGAAAGAAGTAATTAAACATTTCGAATTTGATAATTATAGAAAAGCTGACCGCGTCGAAGAAGGATTGTTGCGACAAAGTAATCTCGAAAAATTTGATGTTGTCATGCGATGCGAATAAGCACCTATAGCAGATTTACGAGTCTGCTATGTGAGCAATATCGCTCGTAACCAAGCGAGGACGACGACTCGTTCTGGTTAATCGAAAAATCATCCCTTGATGTTATTTGCCGCTCTATATGGGCGGCATTCTTTTTACCTGGAGGAAATATGAAATTACGTGTCTGGCATATCCCGCAAGTTCCTATGAAGCCATTCATTGTAGAAGTAGCAAGTGTTGAAGAGGGTGTGCGAGTGATGGATGCACTGGCTGATTATGACGCATTTCAGTATGACAACAACATCAAACCTGATTACTGCAACGCTAACGGCCTTGAGATGTGGGATGAGAGCCTTACTGACCAGGATTTGGAAGAAATGGAGCTTACGGATCGCTGGGTGGATTGGTATAGCGAATGCCAGTGTTACGACGACCCGCGTGAATATATCGAAAGCCTGAAAGAAGAAACAACAGCCGCCGCCTGAGTGCGGCTGTTTTATCGCATATCCACAGCGCTTCATATCGAGGCGTTTTAGCTATGCCAATAAATGAAAATGGAGAATCCCACGATGACATTTGCTATCGCGGGCGGTGCCGTCATGGGTATCGCCCAACTTAATGAATCACTTTTAGAGCGTATAACCAGAAAATTACGGGCCGGATGGAAACGTCTCGGTGAAATTCTTAATCAGCCAGGAGTGCCACGCCATGACCATTACGCCTGTTAATGGAACAATTCTTGTTCAGCAAGGAAACAGGGAGTTCAACAAGCTATATGAGAAAGTATTTCCGGATACAAAACAGGGAATGTCTGATGCGTATACATGGGCTGCCGGAATAGCTCTTGGTTGGGATAAGTGGCAGGACGAAGAATGGGAGGCGCGTCATGTTGCATGATTTTGATGATGAAGAATTTATTGCTCTCATTTCTCCTGAAATTGATGAGGAAGTGGAGCAGCAAATTAACTTAGCCGCAGAACGGCAGAATCCGGTTATTAGCTGGGATGAATTTGCGGGGTATTACTCATGAATCTGGATCAGTTAGATGAACCGTTCGCAGCTGAAGATATTGAGTGGCGAATACAGCAAAGCGGTAAAACACGCGATGGCAAAGTGTGGGCTTTGGTGCTGGCTTATGTCACAAACAGGGCAATCATGAAACGCCTGGACGATGTTTGCGGCAAAGCAGGATGGCGCAATGAATACCGCGATATACCCAACAACGGTGGCGTTGAATGCGGCATATCAATCAAGATTGATTCCGAATGGGTAACTAAATGGGATGCTGCTGAAAACACACAGGTAGAAGCCGTCAAAGGTGGTCGCTCCGGCGCAATGAAGCGTGCTGCCGTTCAGTGGGGAATTGGTCGGTATCTGTATAACCTTGAGGAAGGTTTTGCGCAGATATCCAGTGATAAGAAACAAGGATGGCACAGGGCCAAACTGAAGGATGGAACAGGATTTTACTGGCTCCCTCCATCGCTGCCGAACTGGGCCATGCCAGCATCAGGCAATCAACCATCACCAGAAAATACCAACCAGAAATCTCCATCGGTTGACTGCGAACAAATCCTGAAAGACTTCAGCGATTATGCTTCGAAAGAAACTGATAAGAAAAAACTCATCGAGCGTTATCAGCATGACTGGCAATTATTGGCTGGCAACGAGGAGGCGCAGGATAAATGCGTTCAGGTAATGAATATCAGAATAAATGAGCTTAAACAGGTGGCTTAATGAGAAGATTAAACATAACTCCAGCTGAGATGGAGTCAGTTTGCGGTCGCATGGTAGCTTGCCGTGCAGCAGAACATCTGGGCCTAAACATAAATCAGTTTTATTACATAGCAAAAAAACTGTCATTAAAAACGGCATTCGTTAAGCCAAGATGGAGCGACGACGAAGACAAAAGAATGCAGACGCTTATCTCATCAGGCTATACACAAAGAAATGTAGCAAAAATTCTCGGGCGAAGTGAAGAGTCGGTAAAAAGCAGGCTATCACGTTTACGAAAGAAATAACCCTATACGTACCACATTATTCGGATAACCTACCCTGGAGTAAATTATGCCAGCGCCTTTGTATGGTGCGGATGACCCGCGCCGCTGTTCCGGCAATTCCGTCTCGGAGGTGCTGGATAAATTCAGAAAAAACTACGACTTGATAATGTCGCTACCGCAGGAAACGAAAGAGGAAAAGGAATTTCGCCACTGTATATGGCTTGCAGAGAAAGAAGAGCGCGAACGAATTTACCAGACATCCATCCGGCCATTCCGCAAAGCCACTTACACCCAATTCATTGAAATAGACCCGCGCCTTAAAAATTACCGTTCGCGTTACGGCGCTACCAGCAATAACTGAGGAATTCATCATGAGAGGTTTGTCCTACGACCCCGGAATCCTTCCATCGGAAATGATTATTCGACACCGCTTCAAGCCCATTAACGATATTCCACGCGAAGAAATGCTGGCGAGAAAGAGTTTTCCATCAGTGAATGAAAACAAATATCTGAATGCAATGTTGCGGAGTGGGAAGAAATGAAAGAAGTGAAAATATACACGATTGTCAGTGACCAGTTATCACCACCAATAACAGGAGAATCATTCTGTACTGATATGGTGCGTCATAGTGATTATGCGGAGCTTGAGGATAAATACGCGGCGTTGGCGGCGGATAACGATAAAGCAATGGAGTCACTTAAGCAGGCTGATGCAGTTGTTAAGTTGGCACACGAGAAGTTTTCGGCGCTGGCTTCGGAGAATGCGGCTCTGAAAAAATCAGAGGTCGAATTCAACGAATATTGTCGTCGCGAGTGCGAGGACGTTGGCGATACGTGGGTGGACGATTTCACTGAGACCCCAGCCACCGACGCGTTTCTGGCTGAGGTGCGGGCGCAGGGTGTGGAGATGTTCTCAGAAAAATTCGGAGGGGGCACCCTGCTTTCCAATATGGTCAAAGAGGTTGCGGCTGATTTTGCTGCGAAGCTTCGCAAAGGAGTAGCCCAATGAGCAACATCGATAAACAGGCGCTGCTCGTCAGCAAAGCAAAAGCATCTGTATTCACTATGGGATACATCTCTCAATTTGAAGCGAGTGATATTGATTCTGACGATATCGATTTGCGGTTTGAAGTTGATGCCGTTGAAACCGGCACAACAGTTTCTATCGCTGATGAGTGTGGCCACGCCGCACAGATAATTACAGCGCTGCTGGATGAACTGGAGAAAGCGCAGCGTGCCAACGTCGCCCAAGATGACCATATCAACCAGCAGCAGGACCGCATTGAGCAACTGGAGAAAGGTCACCAAGAAGCCGCTAAGCAAATCAATTCCTGGCGTCGACTGGCGAAGCAGAATATCGCTGAGCGTGGAAAGGATATTTCTGAGTTGGAGGCTGCTCGTCAGCGCATAGCAGAACTGGAGGCGCGGAAGGTCAATCTGTCAAAACTCAGCGTTGGAGAAGTCATGCACATGAGCGGATTCAGCCGGGATTATGCCGAG